AAGTTGGGTACTGGTGATTACTTAGTGAAAGGCTCATTAGGTTTTGCTCAGGAAGGTTGGTATATCGAAGTCCCTAAAGATGCCAACGGCAACACAATCGTCGCAGTAGTGTATGACACCCTAGAAAATGGTGACATCTCAATTAAAACTTACAAGCGTAAGTTTGATTTTGAACTTGCTGCTGTTGTGGCAGATCACGAGAACCCAATGGACATTCCAGAAGGCCGCTGGATTGATATTCGTCTGCATGAAGAGCTTGTTGTAGAGGAGACACTACCAGATGACACTGAATAGTGATTTCCAGAAACTTTATGTAGATGGGTTAATCACCCTATATGAATTAGATGCCAGCGCTTTAGGAGCTGGCATTTTGCGTTTCCATGGGCATATTTCTTATGAAGATTGGGAAAAGATTTATGTCTCAGCTGACTTAACAAGTTGGAAGGCTGATACAGCAACAATCAAGGCTGATAAAGTTTTTAATATCGGCGATCAGAAAGTATGGATGCGAAATATTATTTGGCAAGGTCAAGTATTTGAGCCAATGGCGCTTGAAGTCTCTGGGCTTGAAATGCGTTCGGATGGTAAAGCTTCTGCACCGACCTTATCAATGGCAAACAACATTAACGGCATTCAAAATGCTGTCTCAGCCTATTGTTTACAGTTTAAGGACTTCGCGGGAGCCAAGCTTAAAGTCATTACCACGCTTGCTAAATATCTGGATGCCGAAAACTTTACGGCAGGTAACCCAACTGCTTCAAATGAGTTTAAAGAGCAGCTTTGGTATATCGAGCAAAAAACATCTGAAAACGCCCAGCAAGTAACTTTTGAGCTTTCAAACCCAATTGATTTTGAAGGGTTGAAAATTCCTGTACGTCAAATTACTTCACTTTGTCATTGGTGCATGATGGGAAATTACCGTGGTGAGGAATGTGGATATACCGGAGCGTCAATGTTCACCGATAAAGATGAGCCTACCAATGATCCAGCTTTAGATCGATGTAGTGGGAGTTTGCGTTCATGCCGTTTGCGTTTTGGAGAAAACAAGCCATTACCTTTTGGCGGGTTCCCTGCATCAAGTTTATTGTGAGGTTTTATGAAACTTACAGCAAAAACCAAAAAAGCAATCATGGCCCATGCCGATGAATGCTATCCGCATGAATGCTGTGGGGTAATTGTTGGAAAAGAATATATCCGCTGCCGCAATGTTTCAGCTCAATCTGATCAGTTTGAAATCCATCCTGAAGATTTAGCTATGGCTGAAGATCAAGGCGAAATCTTAGCTTATGTGCATTCCCATCCAGATGGAACAACAAGAGCATCGGAATTAGATTTAATTCAAATTGAACTGCATAAAAAACCATGGGTGATTTGCTCATATCCAGATCTGGATTTTCAAGTCTACGAACCTTGCGGTTATCGCGCCCCTTTAGTGGGGCGTAATTATTTTCATGGCTGGCAAGATTGCTATGCACTTATACGTGATTTTTATAGCCGTGAGTTAGGTGTGGAGCTGTTGGATTTTCAGAGAAAAGATGCTTGGTGGGAGGATAAATCCCATCCATCACTTTATCTTGAAAACTATGAAAAAGCAGGCTTCTATGAAGTAGATACACCACAATATGGCGATATGCTTGTTTGTCGTGTTGGTCGCACTGAACATCCAAATCATGCGGTTGTTTGGCTGGGTAATAATGGTCAGCTTAAATCTGAACAGACAGAACAATGCATAGGTTCAAGTTTAATTCTGCATCATCCGTATAACAGAAAGTCAGTACGCGAAATTTATGGTCAACAGTGGCGTGAACGTACTGTAAAAATCTTGAGGCATAGAGATGTTAAAAACAATTAAGTTGTACGGCATCTTGGGGCAAAAGTTCGGTCGTGAATTTAAGCTCGATGTTGCCAATACGCGCGAAGCTATGCGGGCTTTATCAGTTCAGATTGTAGGTTTTGAGCAATATATGTTGACCGCTCATAAGCAAGGCTTGGCATTTGCAATCTTTCTGCGAAGTAAAAATGCAAGTAAAAAGCGCGGTAAGAAGCGCCCAGCTGTTTATGACCATGAAACAAAACGGTTAATCACTGGTGACAATATTGGTGAGCAGCAACTAGACATGCATACTGAAGCAGACACTATTCATATCGTCCCGCGTGTAATGGGGGCTGGTGGCAATAATGGGATTTTGCAACTTGTACTTGGTGCGATTCTGATAGCTGCTTCATTTATACCAGGTATTGGTCAGGCTGCTCAGGTTGCATTGATAGGTGCAGGTGCTGGCATGGCTATGGGAGGGGTTGCATCAATGCTCATGCCAAAAATTGATAATACTCAAGACCAAAACCAAGACGGCAACCGTGCCAACAAAGGCTTTGGCGGTGCAGTTACCACAGTTGCACAAGGTAATCCTGTTCCAATTCTTTATGGTCAACGGGAAATCGGCGGCTTCATTGTGAGCGCAGGTCAATATCCTGAAGATCAGATGTAAATTTTAATTAACAGGCGCTTTCTAGCGCCTTTTTTATTGCGTGAGATTTCTTATGAATGCAGTAGTAGGCGCAAAAAAAGGCAGCAATAAACAACGACAACCTGTCATTTCACCAGATTCTGCACAATCTAAAACCTTTATCAAGGTTCTATATGGCTTGGCTGAAGGTGAGATTGAAGGTTTAGCTAATGGGCTTCAGTCAATTTATTTAGAAGAAACTCCACTTCAAAATGCAGATGGAAGCCTTAACTTTGAAAATGTAAAAGTTGATTTTAGAAATGGTACTAATGATCAGGAATACATTGAAGGCTTCCCGGCAGTTGAAAATGAAATCCCGATTGACGTAGAGCTTAAATCATCTACACCTTGGGTACGTTCTTTTAATAACCTTGATCTTGATGCGGTTAGATTACGATTACGTTGGGGTCCACTACGCAACCAAGACCCAACAACAGGTGATGTTACTGGCTATACCATTGAATACGCGGTGGACTTGCAAACTGATGGCGGAGCATGGTCAGAAGTATTAAGAGCAAAAATTTCAGATAAAACATCTGATAATTATGAGCGTCCACATCGTATTGACTTACCCAAAGCCGATTCAGGCTGGCTGGTTCGTGTTCGCCGAATTACTCCCAACTCAACATCCGAATATATCAGCGACAAGATGTATGTATCTGCGGTAACAGAGGTAATTGATGCAAAATTACGTTATCCAAATACAGCATTATTGGGCCTCCAGTACGATGCTGAAACCTTTGGGAATGTTGCTAAAGTTGCAATGGATACGAAAGGTAGGATTATCAAGGTTCCCACAAACTACAATCCGGTTACACGTCAATATATAGGAATTTGGGACGGTACATTTAAAGAGGCATACACAAATAACCCGGCATGGATCTATTACGATATATGTACCGTAGACCGTTATGCTTTGGGTGACCGCTTAACCCCGTTAATGATTGATAAGTGGTCTTTATATCGTTTAGCACAATACTGTGACCAAATGGTGCCGGATGGTCTAGGGGGGCAGGAACCACGCTTTACTTGTAACGTTTATCTTCAGAGCGCAGAAGGTGCATTTGAGATTTTAACTAAGTTAGCTGGTGTGTTTCGTGCGATAACGTTTTGGGATGGTAATAGCATTATTTGCGATGCGGATATTCCCCAAGATACATATTTCACTTATACACGTGCCAATGTCATTGATGGCAATTTTGAATACTCAGGAACCCGTGCGCGTGATCGCCATAATGTTGTAAAAATTGCGTGGGATAACCCAGCTAATCACTACAAAACCGAATATGAGTTTGTTCGTGATGAGAAAGCAATTGCTGAAGCGGGCCAAGTTCGTATTTTGGAAATTGATGCTTGGGGATGCACTTCGCGCGGACAAGCGCAGAGAGCAGGTCACTGGGCTTTAAAGTCAGAGCAACTTGAAACACGTACAGTGTCTTTCAAAGTTGGTCTAGATGGACACATTCCTTTGCCAGGGAAAGTAATTGAAGTTGCTGATCCTCTATTTGCAGGTCGTGCAAATGGTGGTCGTGTATCTGCTATTTCGGCAGATCGTAAAAGTATTACTTTGGACCGAGATAATGTGGTTGCAAAAGCTGGCGACCGACTCGTAATTAATGGAGAAAATGGCAAAGCCCAAACACGTATTGTTCAGTCAATAGCAGGTAGAGTTATTACAGTAACCACGGCTTTTGATGTGAATTCGATTGCTGTGCAAAACATTTGGGTTTTAGATGCTCAAGACTTGGCAACAATGAAGTTTCGGGTCATCTCTATTACTCAAGATGATAAACATCAATTTAGCATTACTGCTCTTCAATACAATCCTTCAAAGTTTGATGCAATCGACACTGGAGCACATTTTGAAGAAGCACCTATTTCAATTGTTAATCCTACTGTTCAGGATGCGGTTACAAACGTCACCATTACAAGTGAAAGCCGAGTAGATCAAGGTATTAATGTTGCCACAATGATTGTGTCATGGGCACAAGCCCGTGGAGCAGTTAAGTATCTGGTTGAGTGGCGTAAAGATGACGGGAGCTGGATTAAATTACCACTGACAGGCAATAACTCGGTAGAGGTACCAGGTATTTATGCGGGTCAATATCAGGCGCGTGTAACAGCAATTTCAGCATTTGAAATTTCTTCTTTACCGGCATACTCAGTTTTGACTGCATTGACTGGTAAGCAGGGGTTACCACCAAAATTAGCTTTTATCCGAGCGATTGGCACAATGTTCGGAATGAAAGTGGAATGGGAATTTCCTGCAACTGGCGCATTAGATACTGCATATACGGAAATTGAATATTCTACGACTTCCAATGGTGCCAATATTCAGCCTCTGGGTTCTTATGCTTATCCAACGACTTCACTACAGCAGCAGGGTTTGGCTGCTAATGTGACACTCTGGTATCGGGGGCGGTTGGTTGACCGGATCGGTAATAAAGGGGATTGGTCTAGTTGGGTTAGTGGCACTTCAACTGCACAGGCGAATGATATTCTTGATGCGCTTGATGGCTTAATTTCTGCAACGCAGTTAGATCAGGACTTAAGAGATACGATCAATAAGATTGATACGATTGAAGGTCTTGATGGAGATATCGGAAATTTAATTGACAAAGTTACTGCTCTTGAGGGTGAAATTGATTCTGCGAATGCAGCAATCGATGCTGAAACCCAGCAAAGAGTAAGTGATGTTTCTGGATTAAACGATAGCCTTACACAAGAAATTAGTGATCGAATTGCAGCAGATGCAGCTGAAGCACAAGCCCGTGCAGATGCAATTGCACAAGAATCTTTGGTACGGCAGGGTGAAGTTAAGCAAGTTTCTGATGCCGTTGCGAAAGAAACCAATGACCGCATTGCTGCAGTTAAAGGTGTCAGTGATGGTTTAACTCAAGAGATTCAGGCTAGAACTGATGGTGACCAGCAGATTCTTAATGCTGTCACTACCTATAAAGAAAGCACCGACACATCAATTGCAGCTGTTCAAGAATCGGTTGATATTGTTGCAGATGACTTACATGCTACAGCAACAAAACTGGACGGTGTTTACGCACAGGTAACACCTTTAACGGCTGATCAGAACAACTGGACCGCAGATAATGGAAGTAACCAAGCTGCTGCTTGGACAATTCAGTCAGCATTTGCTGAAGGTGATTTAGCCCTAAGTAAACGTATCGATGTTGTTAATGCTCAGGTGGGAAATAACCAAGCTGCTATTCAGCAAGAAGCCTTAGCAAGAGTCAATGGTGACAGCGCACTAAGCCAAAGAATTGATACGTTGAGTTCAGATTTTGGCAATAACAATGCTTCTGTTCAGCAAAAACTTATTGCTTTGGCTGATGCCGATGGAGCACAGGTTCAGGCACTGAATAATTACATTGCTTCCAATGACTTGGCTCTGGCTTCGGTTATAGACGATGTAACAGCAGTTGTTGATGACACTAGTGCAAATACACAGGCAATTGATGGTTTAAGAGCCAGTGTAAAGGTTGCCACGGATGATGCTGGCAAAGCACTTGAAAATAGTGCTACTGCCATAAGCAAGGCTGATACAGCGGTGTCTCAAGCAGGTTCAGCTTCATCAATGGCACGGGAAGCAACAGCAACAGCACAATCGGCAAGTTCAAAAGCAGATGGTGCTATTAATACAGCCAATACCGCTAGTAGTGATGCTGCAACTGCAAAAACCAATGCTGCAACTGCTATCAGTAAAGCGCAAGCTGCTGCTGATGCTTCTAGTGCTAATGCATTATCTATTAATGAAATCAATGCTGCTTTAGAGGACAAGGCTTCAACTGGTGCGCTTGAAGAAGTCAAAGCGGATGTAGAGGATATTGATGGCGTTGTTAAAGCTCAAACGCAGAAGCTTGATGGTGTTTATGCAAAAGTTACTCCATTAACTGCTGACCAAAACAACTGGACAGCTGATAGTGGTAGCAACCAAGCAGGGGCGTGGACAATTCAGTCTGCTTATGCTGATGGCGATTTAGCTTTAAGTAAGCGCATCGATACCGTTTCAGCTTCAGTTGGTGAAAACACTGCATTAATTCAACAGGAAGCTACAGCAAGAGCGAGTGGTGATGCTGCTACAGTCCAAGCTTTAAATGTTTATAAAGCGAGTAACGATGCAGCTTTAGCAGCAGTGAGTCAACGAGTTGATATTAATACTGCAGACAATGAAGCAACCGCTTTAAAAGTTGATGCAATTGATGTCAAAGTCAATACTGCAACTGATCAAGCAGGTCAGGCACTTGAAAATAGTGCTACTGCTGTAACTAAATCTGAAGCAGCAGTTTCGGAAGCTGGGTCTGCTGTTACTGTAGCAAATCAGGCAAAAGCAACAGCTGGCACTGCAAGTAGTGATGCTGCAACAGCTAAGGCAAATGCAGCCACAGCACTATCACAAGCCAATGCAGCAGCAGATGCATCTAGTGCTGCAATTGAGCGTGTTGAGTCTGTAGAGGCTGAGCTTAGTGACAAGGCCTCAACAGGTTATGTGGATAGTGTGAAAGCTACCGTTGATGAGCAGGGTGATTTGATCAATGCAAATACTGAGCGATTAAGCGGAGTCTATGCAAAAGTTACCCCACTAACCGCAGATAGTACTTCACTAACTGCTGACAGCTCATCAACAGAGGCTGGATCATGGTCATTACAGTCAGCAGCAGCTGAAGGTGACTTGGTTTTAAGTAAGCGGATTGATATTACTCAGGCTCAGATAGATGAAAATAAGGCAACTATTGCCTCTGAATCTACTGCGCGTGTAAATGCTGATAGCGCACTTGGGCAACGTATTGATACTGTTCAAACTCAGTTTGAAAGTAACAAAGCAACAGTTCAGAGCCAGATCAAAACGCTTACAGATAGTCAGTCTTCGCAAGCAAGTCAAATTGATATTGTTCAAGCTTCTGCTTCATCTGCAAATGCAGCAGCGGGTAATGCACAAGCTACAGCCAACAGTGCACAACAGGCTGCACAAGCAGCCGCGACGGCAGCGGGTAATAAAGGGGAGGTAATTTTTGGATCAACAGTACCCGCAGCCGATAAACGCCTTGCACAAAATCTCTGGATTGATACAACAGGTGGCGCGAATACACCTAAGCGTTGGAATGGTTCAGCGTGGGTAACAGTAACTGATAAGGCAGCAACGGATGCGGCAGCGGCAGCTAATGCAGCTCAAAAAACTGCAAACGATGCCCTAGATAAAGCAAACACAGCAAACACCAATTTGGCAACAGTTCAACAAAAAGTGAATGCTGTGGCTGATGCTCAGAATGCGACAGCAGAGAAAGTTGATACTATTCAAACAACTGTTGACGGACATACAGCATCGATTCAGGAAGTGTCAAAAAGTGTAGATGGTGTCTATGCAGAGCAATTCATGAAGTTTGATGTGAATGGCCATGTCTCAGGACATGGTTCAATGAACGATGGTACAACATCAACATTCATCTTTAACTATGATGCAATTCAGTTTGGTACGCCTGTCGGTGTTGATGGTGTAGAACCTAAACCATTAATGACACTGCAAAATACTCCAGTTACTTTGCCAAACGGTACTGTTATTCCGCGTGGATTGTATGTCGACAATGGTAGTTTTGGATATATCAATGCGAATAGGATCTGGGCAGAAAACTTAAGTGTTATTAGCGCTGATCTAGGTTCAATTAAAGTTAAAAATGCAAATATTGATGATGGTGCAATTAGCACCCTTAAAATCCAGGATGAAGCAGTAACTGTTCCAATAGGTGTAAAAGCAATTGATGTAAAGACTATCACTACTTTTGCAGGTGGAGTTACAAGTGGACAGCCTAATAATGATTTTAACAACCACCTATCAGCGTGGGAAAATCATATAGGTACACTTTTACAAGTAACGTTAAATAGAAGTGGTGGAAAAGTTAGAATTGATGCTTCAGTAAATATTTGCACACCTACTTTTGGCGCTTTTAGTGTAAGTGACGGACGAGGTAATCCAATTGCAGCAAATGACAGGGCCATGGCTTCTTTTTATATTTCTATATATCGGAATGGAAATTTAATTGGACGGGGTTCATTAGGTGCAAATCTTGAAACTGGTACTATTAATGTCAATTTCAACGGGACTGCGGTTATCGTTTCAGCTATTGATGATAACAGTACTATTGGCAATGTTACCTACACACTTAAAGCAGGATTTGCTCGACAGGAGGGCGTTAATATTCCATTAAATGTGGAATCAAGAAGCAACTTTATGATTACTTCGAGAACGTTAAGTGTTATTGAAATGAAAAAGTAACAGCACCCAACCGGGTGCTTTTTTATTGCCTAAACGAAAGGGGGAAGGCATGACTGAAAATGAATCATACGGGTTGAGATTTGAAAAGAAAATTGACTCAATTCAGAGTGATATTCGCATGTTGTCAGATCATGTTACTCGACTGACTTTTATTAATGAAGCACACAAAGAGACTAGCGAACAGAACAAAAAGGATATCGATACATTGGATATCAAAGTCGCCAATTTAGAAAACCGCACAGCAGCGCAAGATGGTGGAATTTCTGTATTGCGTGTACTGCTTGGCATCTTTGCAGGAATCGTATTTTCGCTGTGCGCTTGGGTTGGATCTTCAATTATTCAATTAAGCCAAGATCAATCTTTAATTAAAGAGAAGGTTTCACGGTTAGAGGAAGCAGGACGATGAATAGTGAAAACACAAGAGCTTATCTAGCTTTCGCATTAGTGGGACTGATGTTTGTTTTAGTGATTGCTTTATTTTTTGTGGATATGCCGCGAGAAAACAGCAATCTGATTAATACGGCATTGGGTTTTATTGCTGGGGCTATGACAACTGCATGTGGCTTTTATTTTGGTAGCTCTGAGTTAGAGAAAAAGAAAGGTGAATCCAATGACAACTAAACCATTCTTTGATGCTGCTCGTGTGATTGCAGGTGGCAAGCTTACACAAGCACAAGTAGATGATCTAAATAAGGTGGTCGATAAACTTGCGCCTTCTGGCATGACTACAAGTGATGTTGGTGTAAATCTAATTTCAGGATTTGAAGACACACGATTCAAAGCTTATGACGATGGTGTAGGAGTCTGGACTATTGGCACTGGCACAACAGTTTATCCAAATGGCGTGAAGGTTAAGCAAGGTGATACTTGCACACCTGAGCAAGCTAAGACTTACTTTAAGCATGACTTAGCCAAATTTGAAAAGACTGTAAATGAATCGGTAACTGTACCTTTAACTCAAAATCAGTTTGATGCATTAGTATCGCTGACTTACAACATTGGCTCTGGTGCTTTTAATAATTCAACCTTATTAAAGAAACTCAATAAACGTGACTATCAAGGTGCTGCTGATCAATTCCTAGTTTGGAACAAAGCAGGTGGCAAGGTTATGAAGGGCCTAGTTCGTCGCCGAGAAGCAGAACGAGCACTCTTTTTAAAGAAGTAACTTATATGTGTAAACGTACCAAAGTTGCATCGATCATCACATTGCTGTGCCTCCTATTCTCAGGTTGCACAGCTCACACTATTAATAGTAATGTGAATGTCTCGATTTGTGTAAGGGCTTTGTGATGTCGCAAGTCATGATCATGGTCACAGAAGTTGGAAAGCTTGAGCACACATGTAATTTGCTTGCTGAGGTAAACAAAGGCGGTAAAGTCGTAAAGGTTTTCGACTACAACGGCAATCAATTACCAATAAGCATTGATGGAACCGTGACATTTAATAGACGCCGTTGGGAACTTCCCATTAAAGTAGATTTAAAATAA